TTCGAAGGGAGCGCTGACGACTGTCACCCCTTCCATATCAGTAAAAACGCGTTTAAATGCCTCCGCCATTGCCGGAACGGGGGCGGAAAGAATCAGCTTAATCATGCGAGCCTCACAATATAGTTAAGTGCGATGTTTTTAACGGTGTTCTCAGCGTTACCGGCGGCATCCACAGTGACGGTATGACCGTGGGAGCCGATTACGACGTTATGGGTATGTGCGCCGATGGCGACGGAGTGGTTATGGGTGCCAATGGCCACGGTGTGGCTGTGGTCACCCGCGCTGCTTGTATTGGAATTGCCGCTTTTATCACCTGAACCATCCGGCCCGGCTGAGCCAGCTGTATAGACATTTCGATAAGTGTGAACGTGCGCTCCGGTGACATTTGTCGTTTTCGTGCCGTAATCAAACGTGCTGGCAGTTTTCGTGCCGTAATCAAACGACGTTGTCGCTTTGGTGCCGAGGTCGGTTGCCGCTGCCGTTGCCGTGTGGCTGTGCGATTTGATGCCGTCCTGCTCCAGTGACAGAACGGCGCGGCCAGAGGCGGGTTTGCCCTTAATGGTCTGACCGCGCATATCCGGGATAACGCCGTCAGGAAAGACTATGGCAAGTTGGGTATAAACAGCAGTATTGAACTGCTGTCCCACCATAAAGGCATAAGACTCTCCGCCTGCGCCAGGGGCTTTCGGTGGAAGCGTATCAGAGGTCCATGCAATGGGAGCGCCAACAGGATAAGCGCCGCTGGCCGCTGAACTGGCAGCCGTCATGGCAGCTTTAACCGCTTTCGGCGTGGCGGCGTGGGTTTCATCGTCACTGTCGGTGGCACTGCTGAGTTGCACGATACCTTTCTGCGCGGTGGTGGCATCTTTAACGCCGGTGGTGATGCCGTCAGCAATAATCTTCTGAATGGCCGTTAATAACTGATTTTCTTTTGTCGGGTCGGGTTTAAATCCGGCCTCAGCCAGAACATTTTTCATTTCCTGCTGAATATCCTGAATAGCACTCTGCTCGTTATTCATGAATTCAGCATAAAGAATGGTGCCTTCAACGCCGGTTGCTTCGTTACCGTCGTGAAATAAATTGTCCGGCGTATTTACCGGTGGCATTAAATCCTGCATATCACACCTGCTTATAAACAAAGTGACAAAAGGTATGGGCCGGTTTTAAGTCCTGGAATATTTCTTCCAGGTGCGATTTACCAAAAGAGAGCAGACGCTCCCCCATCGCGGAGCGGCCCGTCCGAAAACGGTAAACCGGGTTTTGCGTGTTCCAGACGTTCACCCGCCATATCCAGATTGTGTCGCGGGTGTAAAGCGCATCGCCCATGCGGTTAACGCCGACCCGGAACGGCTGCGGCTCGTCGATAGTGATGGTGTAGCCGAGGCTTTTTGCCAGATTGATGAAGTACGGAATGGACAGGCCTCCGGTGGCGTTAATCATCGCCTTCACCAGCGACAGCCGTTCCTGCACGGTTGCGCCGGGCGACGGCGTCAGCCCCAGCACGCGCTCCCAGTCCGGTAGCAGTTCGTTAGGGTTAAGCGGCACAACGCCCTGAGCCACGCGGTCGGCAGCGTCTTCGGCTTTCTGCAGGGCGTTACCTTCAGCCTCATGCTCTGCCGCAATCTGCTCACCGTTCGGGTCATAGGCTTCTGCGGGCAGCAGAATGCCGAGAAGTTCGCGGTAGTTCATGGCAGATTACCCAGGTCAAGGTTGCCCATACGAACCCATTCGACGACGTCCTCGTCCACCACCGGCACGACGTTGGCGGCGGGCGTCACGATTTTGCAGTCGGTGATACCGGGGATAGCGGAGATCAACGCGCCAATCTGGAACATAATCGCCGGTGCGCCGGGGGCCAGTTGCGAGAAGTAGCTCACCAGTGCGTTGTTAATCTGGATTTTCGCATCCGCGAGCGTCAGCCCGGAGAGCGCCACCTGAATCTCAAAATCCACGTTGCGCGGCGTTGGCATCAGGACAAGGCTGTTTTTTGCGGTGACCGGGCGCACATCGTCGATGTGGGCCTGTGCGGCGGCAACTGTCTGCGGTGATGGCAGGTCGTTACCGCTGGTGATGACCACGTCGACAGTACCCAGACCCCGACGAAGCGGGTAGACGAATGCCGCTGTGACGCCGGGCACTTCCATTGCCCAGCGGTGATAGTCGTATTTGTTGCCCCCGGCAGGCGGGCGGCGAATCACCTCAAGCAGACGCGCCAGCAGCGAGTCGTCGCTCTCGGTACTGGTGCCGCCGGACATGGAGAGCAGCAACGCTTTCGAACTGATACCGGACGGTGCCTGCGTCAGCGTGGCGGATGAGTTGTCCGGGACGTTGCTGTCGGTGCCGGTGGATGTGGCAACCACGGAAACCGTGGCTTTGCCGTCATCGCCGGTGGTGCCCGGCGTCAGCGTAAGACCGGTCTGGCCGTTGCCGTAGCTGAAGGCCAGACCGGAGGAAACCGTGGTGCCCGGTGTGCCGGTAATCTGCAGCTGCCCGCCTGCCGGTGTTGCCGGTTTGGGTGTCAGGTTGCGAAGGCTCGCGTGCATCAGTAAAAAGTCATGGTCTGCCGTGTCCGGGAATATCTGGCGGGCAATCCACTGCTGGTCCTGATAGGTGCCGCGAACGGCACTGGCCACCGAACTGGCGCGGACAAAATAGTCGCTGTCCGGGCCGGTATCGGCTTCGGTACGCAGGTTTTTAATATCGCGCAGGATGGTGTCGCGGATGTCGCTGACCGACGGGATAATATGCGGCATAACGTCCCCTTAACCCACCGGCACTTTATGTGTAAACGGCACGACGATGCCGTTTGCCTGCGTCACCTCAATCTGCAGAATCAGCCAGCCGTTCGCCGGATGGTTTGCGGTGACCGTGATATTGCTGGCGCGACCGTCATCGAGGATGGGCTGCAGCGCCTGTTCGGCGTACTGGCGAGCCAGCGTGCGTACCCGCGCTACGTCTTTTTCCCGCTTCAGCAGGTACAGACGGGAGCCGAGTGTCGGGTCTGCCCACCAGGAGCCGAGTGGCACCGTCAGACGCAGATAAACCGCGTTCTGAAGCGTACTGGTCTGGTTTCCGGTGTAGTCGCCGGTTCTGGTATCGATGAGTGCGTCCATGCCAGTACGGTAGCGCGGGCATGGACGAAGGAAGAGTCCGCAGGCGTGAGGGGGAAAATCAGGCTATATAAAGAAAGAGAAGCATCACTTCGCGCGTGGCGGCCCGGAAGGACCATCCGGGGTGTCGTGGATGTGGTCGTCCGGCAGATTGGCAGCGATGACTTTACCCTCAGAAGTAAAGTTACCGGATTTCTGCGCTACATTACCTTCAAAAGCGGTACCGTCGCCACCTTTTATGTTCATACCCCCGTTGCCGTTAATGGCACCGTCCGCCGTCACCTTCTCGCTGGCTTTCAGTTCCGGTGTGGTGAACGAGGCTTTAGCACTGGCATCAACGTTATAATTTTTACAGTGAATGTTGTAGTCATCGCAGGTGACGTCAATGATTTTACCGCGCTTCAGTACGATGCTGGCACCCTCGTCGGTGTAGATGGCCACTTCGCCGTTTTGCAGTCCCTGCAGGCGGTAAGCGCTGTTCTCGGTAGCGACAATCACACTGTGGGACGTGCGCCCGCCAACCGGCACCATAATGGCCATCGTGCCTGCAGGTGGGGCACTGGTGAATCCGTAGTGCTGAAACAGCTCAACACCCGGCAGGTCTTCCGTGGCAAGACCGCTCACCTGTGACAGCTGCACACCGCTGCTGGTCTCCGTCAGGGTGAGTTTGCCCCGGAACGCCTGGCGAATCCGGGACATCATGCGGCTTACGCGCTCGTCGATGAGTTTAATGTTCATTTAAATCACCATTACGTCGGGGTGTTTTTATCGACGATGATCCAGTCATCGTGCTTATGGTGTTTCTTACGTTTCGGGTAAGCATCCGGTATCCAGACTCCGTCTTCCTTCAGGGTGAGCGTGGTTTTCTCGCCAGTGCCCATGCTGCCGCCGGTGAAGTTACGTTTCATAATAAAGAACACGGCATCAAGGTCGTGCGGTTCGCTGACCAGATGGACGCGCTGGCCCGGTGCCCACGGCTGACCGTTGGGCGCGCGTAGTCCTCTGACGATGACCGTCAGCGTAAAGCCCGCAAGGCGGGCATCGGCCTGTGCCTTACGGGCGCGGAAGTTCACTTCCTGCTGACTCTGGGCGTCATGGGTGACGATGATTTTCGGGCGGTACAGGTTTATCTGCGGGTCGGAGACCGTGGCCTTCATGTCGTTTTTGCCGTCTTCTTCCTCATCGCTGTGGCACTGGGCCAGTACCGTGGTCTGCGAGTAACGGCGGGCGATGGACTCGTCATGGATGATGTCGATAATGTTATTGCCCTTACCGTCATGGCGCATGACCAGCGTGCCCACGGGCGGCGTGGTGTAGTCCGGGCCACCGATGACCAGCGTGCCGTCCGGGTCAGTCCACGGCCAGAGACCGCTGGCTTCTGCGGCCTGCGTCAGCGCGTCCCATGCGGTCATTCCCGGCTCGATGGTGACTTTCGCACTGGTGAGCGGCTTCGTGGCCGCGATACGGATGCGGGTCACGCCAAGCGGTTTCACAATCTTGCTGATAACGTCATTCAGGGACATTTCACAGGCAGAGAACACCGGCGCGGAGCAGTCCATCAGAATGGCGTTGGCGTCGCGCCCGGACATCATCAGCATGTGACGCTTTTCACCGACGCCGTGGCGCAGGGTGTCGATGCGGCCCGTCATGATGGTGTCGTTACCGAGTTTGAGCAGTGCCCGAGCTCCGGCTTTGATGCCCGCCGGGCGCTTGCCGTCAGGAAAGCCGAGTGTGACCATCCAGCCATCAGCCGGAGTCAACAAGTCAGAATCCACCTCGTAGCGCTGCCAGTCATCATGCATGGCGTCACCGACCAGCAGGGCCAGTTTATCGCGGGTGGGGGGCGTTGTGGCGGCGGTATTTCCCGCGGCGTTATTTTGCCCAGGCATTGAGAATAGTCCCTCCTGCGATTTTGTTAGGGCTTGCAAGGTCAGGATTCAGGCGCAGCAGCTCGTCGGCGCGGGTATAGTCGCCATACCAGATATGGGCCAGCAGATGCAGGTTACAGTTGCCGGGCACTTCACGGCAGATGAGTGGCGGCGCGGCGAGGATCACCACCCGCGCCAGTTCCTGCAACTGCAGCGCCAGCGTTTTAAGGGTTTCGACTATCGCGGCGTTATCGCTGGTATCGGCTGTGGTATTGCTGACCAGTCCTTCCTGCTGCATCAGGTCTTCCCGCGTCCGTTCGGCATCAATGGCGTCGTTAATGAAACCCCGGACATCAGAAAGGATGTCGCTGACCTGGTCGGTGGTCAGTGTCGGCGTCTGCAGTTCATCACCGAGGATCATGCCCGCCACGCTGCCCATTTCAGTAATGACCGTCAGGCGACTGGTCTCGGTGATCTGCTGCAGGTCTTCGTCCGGCATGACTGACGTGGTGGCCATTGCCGGCACGGTGATGGTGTTGTCGTCATTGCTGTTCGGATCAACAACACCCTGACGCGCACGCTGAGCGGGCATCGCCACCACAGCGGCGCTCATTGAGGTCAGCGAACGCCAGTCTGAGGTCAGACGATTGCCGGTGAACGACAGGTCATCGCTGAAGGTGCTCATCAGTCCTTTGAGGTCAGAGACAAACTTGCCCGGCTCGTCAAGATAGTCCAGCCCGGACATCGTAATGCCGTTAATCTGCGCGGACAGGCTCTGGATCATGAATTCGGCGGTGTTAGCCAGATTGCGGTAGCGCTCCATTGTGTACTGCAGTTGTTGCAGGGAGGCCATCATTTTATTCCATGCCGCCAGTGCCTCATCGAGCAGGCTGTCGGTATTGAGATCAATCGCGTCAGCCTGCTGAGTAGGGTACTGGCGGCTGAAGAACTGCTGGTCAGGGGCCGCTTCCACAAACGTCAGCTTAAGACGGGCGCAGTTCACCTCGTCGGCCTTATGCGACAGCGCACAGGACAGAAGCTGCACTTTCGGATATGAACCGAAAACCGGGTGGATCAGCTCGCCATATCCCGGCGCGTTGAGCACATGGATAAACTTCTGCAGGCGGATTTCGTAATCGTCGCCGAAGAAGATCGCGGTCATGCGGATGTTGTCCGGCTTGCCGCCGAGGTCTTCCACGTCCGCGCCGTTACGGTACGGGTAGCGGTACTGTGCAACATCCCGCGCCAGCATATCGCTGACATCCAGGCAGTCAAACGTTACGCCACGGAAGGAGGCATCAAGCAGATCGTCTTTCCATGACATGATCAGTTCCTCAGCGCATCGCGGTTGGTGCGGTCATCCAGCGCGGCATGGATCTCCTGACCGTCGACATAAAGATGAACATCGAGGCGTTGCGGATTCAGGCCAAGCGCATCCATCGGGGTGATGGTATCCTGCGCCTTACCTGATGCACCACGGGTAAAGAGCGAATCCGGCAGCATGGAGCCAAGCCAGTCTCCGCCATAATAGCCCCCGATACTGCCAAGGATGCCGCCAATAACGGTTCCGGGACCGGGGAAAACCACTGTTCCCGCAGCCGCACCAGCCTCTGCGCCCGCATAAGCGGTAGCTGAGCGGGTTGAAATAACCGCATACTGCTTGTCTTTCTGTGCGTCTGTGAGCGAATCATCCTTGTGCACGCTCCAGCTATCCAGTAAACCGCTAAACAATGAAAGGGCACCGCCACCAAAACGCGTCACCCCACGGAGTAATTTACTTCCCCCCTTAACAACCGCTTCTCCGGCCTCGCCAGCACTGTGCCCAACACCCTCAAGAACATCATCAGCAACCGTTGCGGCCTTACTTCGCCATGCTCCCCATTTACGCTTCAGGGCTTCATAGCCTTTTTTGGTCAGCCCGCCGCCCAGCATGACATCAGCAGCAATGCCGGTAGCGCCGACGGCTCCGATGGTTCCGAGTGCGATGGCAAGTCCTTCCAGCCCCTTAGTGACCGTCGGAAGTACCTCATCCAGTTTAGTAAATTCAGAGGCAATATCACCTTCGATTCTGGCCAGCGGCGACATCAGGGAATTCTGGTCAAGAATGGACAGGCTGGATGCCTGTGTGGTTTTGAATTCACTTTCTTTTCTGACACCCTTCATATCCTTGTCTGTCGCCAGTTCGCCAGGCCTGCCGTAATACTCCTGGTCCATCGCGTCCTGCAGGGATTTCACTTTATCGTAGTGCTGTTCGTAGCCAATAAAGGCCATGCGTGCCTGCTGGTTACGGAAAAACTTACCGTAGTACACGCCGCGAACAGCCTGAATCTGACGCTGCAGTCGGTCACGCTGGACAGGATCGCTCGTCTTGTTCAGCTGACTATTGAACGACCTGTACTGGCTGTCGTTATCAATCGCCTTGTTGACGATGGTTCTGGCCGCTTCCAGTGGATCAATACCCTGACCCATCATTTTGATAATGGAATCGTGCCACTTGATTTTTTTGCCGTTAATTTTTACGCGCTTAGCGGCGCTGTCGAGGTTAGGGCTGAGGATATCGTTAACGAGATCGGTCGCATTGGTCAGCGCCTGTGCCGGGGTGGATGCCCCTAACGCCGAAGACTCGGCGAGCGGCAGAACGGCACGGAGTCCCTGATAGCTGGCACCGCCCACGCTCCCCAGTTGCTCAAGCATGCCCTTGCCATATTCGGCAATAACATCGGCATCAACCGGCCCCATTTGCCCCATGCGAACCACACCGCTCAGGGCACCAGGGATTTTGTCGAACGGGATCTGAAAAAAGTGAAGCGATGATGCCAGTTCCGCAACCTTACCGGAGTCTGCCCCGACTGAGGATGCGGTCATATTGATACGCGGCAGTAACTGATTGGCCTGCGCCGGGCTGTATGCCTGAGAGGCAATCAACCCCTCATACCCGACAAGCGTTTCAGGAACAGTGCCGCCACCCTGTTCAATGGCACTCCTTACCGCATCGTTGATCTCATCCTTGCCTTTCTGGCGACCGGCGGCATCACGGCCATGAAAGACGCGGTTAGAGAGTTTCATCAGTTCCATGCTGTATTCGGAACTGTTGGTTATTTTGGGCGCGAGGTAATGAATGCCTGCCGCTGCGCCAGCGCCGACGGCCAGCATCTGTTTACCCACAGATGCCTTACCGAGTGATGACTCATCATGCTGAGCGCCTTTCAGCTCCTTGCGAAGTGCTGCCACCTTTGCTGTCATGGCGCTGTAGGCTCGGGCCTGCTCCTGTGCTGACATCACCCCGGAGTTCGCCAGGCGGTTATAGGCCGCTTCGGTACGCTGGATTTCCCGCTGAATATCTTTCTCGGAACTAATCCCCAGCATCTCGCGGGCGTTGGCCATGCGCCGGTAGTTGCTTATGGTCTGTTCAGATTCCCGCTCCATCTCCGCACGAAGCGCTGCAACACGCTTTTTCATCTCGCCAAAAGCACGGGCCAGCTCGTCTTCTGACAGTTTTCCGCTTTTGGCCATACGGTTATAGGATGCCTGGGTCTTCTGAATTTCGCGCTGAATGGTATGTTCAGCACGTACCCCAAGATTGCTGCGTGCTGTTGCGAGACGGGAAAGCTCGTTACGCATCCCCTTAACCACCGGCGTGGCGCTATCCTTCGCACTGACCTCAAGGGCGACCTTCATATTTGAGTCCATTATTTGCCTCCGGTGCGGGTTTTGTTATGACGTTTGCGGCGGTTCTTTTTGGTGTTTTGCGCACGCAGCTGATCGAGGGGAATTCGCAGGGATTTGAAGGTTTCACCTTTACCACGTTTTTTGTACGCCTTCGGGTTACGAAGGCGTACAACAGCTTCAAGGTGACCCAGCAGTTCAGAGGTGGTCAGCTGTCGGATGTCGTCCGGGGTGAATCCGAATTCTCCGAGGATGATGCAGTGGAACCGGAAGTCTCTGACCCGCTCTTCATGTCCATCAGCTTTTTTTTAGCGCCACGCGAGGCCCGTAACAGCGCCATATAGTCTTCATAAATAAGATTATCTTTCAGCAGCTCCGGCGTAAGTTCATCTTCAGGAATGGAGCCAAGGCTTATCAGCGTGCGGGCCAGCAGGTGCACAGTGAAGTTCGCGTCGATAATGTCGCTACCCACTTCAGCAACGGTGTCAATTTCATCCCCCACGGTCTGCAGGCGAATTTCGAAGTCGCGGTGGATTTGCTCGTTGAACTGCACCCCGTATTCCAGGGTGCCGGATTGTGTAAACTGCATATGCATCACTCCACGACTTTATTGAGCGCATTCATCTTGACAGAGATACGCGCTTCGTTATCGACGCTGTACTGGTCATCCACTTCCGTGGTGAAACAGTCCGTGTAACTGATTTGCTGTCCCCCGCCAACCGGGTACTGCGTCAGCTTGGCCCCGACCACGTTCTCCCAGTCGATGGAAGTATCCCCCAGCGGCATGGCAACCGTCAGCGATAACTCGAAGGTCTCAATGCCTTCACAGTACCCCTTGGCGCGTCCGGTGGAGTTCATCGTCTTCACCAGCTTGCGCCCGGTGTTGTTGTTGACGTTGAATTCTGTCACCTCGACTTCGCGACCGTTCACCTCAAGGACGACCGCGCCCATGTACTTAATGGCCATACTTCCCCCTTAAAGGATCATCTCGATAACGGATGCCACGATGTGCAGACCGCTGACAATATTGACCGGAATGCGGAAGTTAAGGCGGGAACTGTCGGTCGGTGAAACCTGATAAACAATACCGTCTTTGTACTGATCCACATTCTCCACAACCTCCATATCTTCAAGCTGATACAGCACGTTGAGGATTTCCGAGCGAACCGCTTTGCCCACGCGCGGGGTGTTTTTCTGCTGCGGGAAGCGCAGCTCGATACGGTTGTTGATGGCCAGACGCACATAATCCAGCGTGCGCATGCTGGTGATATCCAGCAGCGACGGGTCGGCGGCACCATCTGGACTGGTGGTGTAGGTGCTTATCGCACGGACAATCTGTACCTGATTACCGGCACCAACCCTGAGCGGTGTCACGCCGTTCCAGAGCGCACTCTCAATCTCGTTTTTCCCCGGGCGACTGCTGAGTGGGGTAACGTCCAGTCCGGGCACCAGCAGATCGTCATACGGTTTCGCCGGGTCATTCTGACTGGCGATAATGGCAGCATAAGCGGCGGCGATGATGCCGTCCGGCAGTTGCGAACCGTTGTGCCAGCCAAGCGTGATACGCCCCTCGTTAACGTCACCGGCAAGCGTGGTCGCCGTTGCGAGAGACCCGTTCCAGCCCGCCACGCCGGTGGTGCCGCGCTGCTCAAGCGGACCGGACACGTCATCCACAAAATCACGCAGGGCATCGAGGGTGTCAGCATCAGAGAACGGTGCGACCACCACGGTGAGTCCCGCCCCAAAAATTGCGGCCAGCGCCGGGGTGATATCCGGGTTGCCGACACCTTCGGTTCCTGCTGCGGTGGTGATGGTCACGCCCGGCACTGTCGTTGCGGTACGCACGGCAAACTCATTACCCCATGTGCCTTTATTACGCGCCGTCAGCGTCACCACGCCCGCCGCTGCACTGGCGG